GTGGGTGCCGCGGGCACCGAGGTAAAGCCGTACTGCTGGAAGCGTTCGCAGCGATCACGCGTCTCGTCCTTCAGAATCGCGAGCTGCACTTCCTGCAGCCTGGTGCTGTCGGTGACGAGCTGCACCACAGCGCGCGCGACCAGGTTCTCCAGGCGACGTCGGACGGGGGCGAGGAGTCGGTTCAGCGCGTCCATCGTCAGGTCCCCAGCCACGCGGGCGCCGAGCTCGACGAGCTGCTCGGCGCGATGGTTGGCTCCGGCCGGAACGCGTCGGCGCGTGTCAGCGACAGCGTTGTGATCGTCCCGCCCTGCAGCGAGAGGGTGTACGTCGCTTCGGTGATCAGCAGGTCCGTGTACGTGATGCCGAAGGCCGGAATGTGCACGGGCACGAGCGCGTTGATCGGCCATAGCGATCCATCGCGCTGCGTCCACCCATGCACGGTGACGGTCACGGTCGCCGATCGCGCGGCGCGTACCGTGGCCTCCCAGGCGGCCCGCTGCCGGGCGAATGCCAGCGTGACCGCACCTTCGGGGCGCACGAGTAGCACCCGCGAGGCACGCCTGACCTGCAGGTCCTGAGCCTCGGCACTGACATTCGCCGCTGACGTGTCAGAGAGGATGTCGCTCCCGCCGGTCTGCCCGGCGACGAGGTACCGGCGATACCGCTTCGTCCCGTCGAAATTGACGTCCGCGGTCAGGAGGTTCTCGCCTTGCGCAAGCACCGACGTCGCGCGGGCGCCTCCGGTACGCGTCAGCACGATGCCACCGGCGCCGTCCGACACGGGGAGGAATCCAGCCATGCGACACGCGCGATCGATGACCTCGAAGACACTGTCGCCGGGATTGATGGTGAGCCTCGCGATCGGGCTCGAGAGCTTCATGCTGCTCGACTTGCCCGCTGACCCGACCGCCGCCGGCGCGCCGCCGCTGTCGGCCTGCCCCGTGGTGCTGATCGCCTTGTCTTCGGCGCCTGGCTGCAGCGACACGCCAACCTCGAACGGCTCGGCGAGCTGCCTGCAGAATTCGAGAACGCCGATCTTGTGGAACTCGTACTTGCCCAGCACAGCGCTGCAGTCGACGAGGGCCCCAGTCTTGTCGCGGCCGGTGACGGTGAACAGGCGCGAGCTGCCGTCGAATCCCTGCGATCGGATATCGACGTAGCCCGTGATGACAGGCGTGTTCAGCGCGTCGCCCAGGGTGACCATGCAAGTGTCCTCCTCGACGATCGGCCACGGTTCGGCCTGGCCGTCCCACCGCTCTGAGACGGTGAGATCGAAGGTGCCGGCGATCGCTTCGATGCCGCGCGTCACGCGGACACTCGTCCACCCTCCGTAGGCCTTGCCGTTCACCGTCAGGCGCGCGCCGTCAGCCATGGGACAACACCTGCAGCTCTCGACCGCCGACGACGAACCCGGGATGCCGCACCCGATTGCGGGCGACGAGGTCCTCCTCGAGCTCGACAGTGCCGTAGAGGCGATGTGCCAGGACCAGCGACGGCACCGTCGCCGGCGACGTGTAGGTCACGATCCGCGGGAGCGACGATGCCTCTGAGGGCACGGCGACCGCGACGTCGGCGCGCAGCTCCTGGAGCGCCGCATACATGTCGTCATCGGTCGTCCCGTCGGCGAGCTCGTCGATCGCCGTCAGCACCCGGTCGCGCGCCGCGACGGCATCTTCGAAACTGGCGTAGCTGCCGGGCGTCCGCGATGCCAGTGACAGCTGCCGCGCAGCCTCGGTGACGAAGCCACGCCGGAGGAACGCGTCCACCTCGCCGTAGTTCACGAGCTCGTATTGCCTGGTGATCGTCGTCTCCGGCGGCGGCGGATCCGTCGATGTGAAGTCGGCCGCGTCCAAGAACGCGTTCACGCCGAGGCTGGGGACGCGCGGGAATGACGTCAGGTCTCGGAAGAGATCGAGCATCCGCGTGGCCAGCGTCAGCGGATCTCGAACAAGCTTCGAGGCATCATTCACCAGTGAATCAATCGAGCGCTTCAGTGCCGCGGCCTGCGACGCGGTCCGTGCGAGCGGCGCCAGTGCCGTATGCAGCGCCCGGCTGCCGCTCTGCAGCAACGAGGTGATGCTGTTGAAACTGAAGTTCGGCAGCGACCGCTTCGTCCCTGCGCCAGGCAGGCCTGGCGCCCCTGAGAGCGGGATCGTGACGCGGTAGGTCTTCACGAGCGTCGTTTGTGACGCCGCGTGCGTGGCGTCGGCCGACGTCTCGACTTGCGCGCCAGGCGCCGCGGCGATCGAGGGGCTGAAGGCCTCCGCGGCGGTTTCGACGAAGTCGATCTGGAACTGCGCGATCCTGAGCTCGTCGATGGTTTCCCTGATGGTGAATTGGGGGACCGCGACCAGCTTGGATCCGTAGTAGGGGTGCACCAGCGTGCCTGGTCCGGGCTGCTCGAGGGCGTCCTGCAACGCGTCACGGGCGGCCACGTAGTCATCACGCTCGGCGAGGCGCGGATCGCTGACGACGTAGCCCTCGACGCGGAGCACGCGGCCGCGAAGCCCGAGGTCCTCGACGAACGCCTGATTGCGGAACGGATAGTCGTGGACGACCGCTTTGCGGCCGCCGGCGAGCTCGCCGAGGCTGAGCACAAACGAGGCGCCGCGGAACGTGGCGACGTCGCGCGGCGGCATCAGCGAGCCTCCGCCATCGCGTAGCCGCGCGTGAGATCCAGCGTCACGCGGTCTGAGATCCGCGTCGACACCCGCGTGCCTGGCGGCATGTTGCTGAAGTTGACGTCGGCGTGAAGCTGGTGCGGCTTCGGAGCCATCGCCGCCGCCGCACGATCAGCCCCGAGCGGCGCTCCGGTTGGCGTCAACTGACCAGCGGCGGCACCGACACCGAACGAATGGCCGACGACGCCGAGAACGTTCTTGAGGAGAGAGAAGCCCTGCGCAACGAAGTCGAACAGACCCTTGAAGTATTGCTTCAGGCCGTCAATGGCGCGTTGCATGTCGAGCGTGAAGACGCCGTTCAGGTACTCCGAGAACCCATCGAAGATGTCCGTGATGGCGCTCCACAGATCACGGTAAAACGTCGTGATCTTCTTCCAATTCGCCATCAGCAAGACCGCCCACAGCGCGAGCTCACTCACGAGGACGATGAGCCCGGCGAGGAACAGGCCAACGGGGGTCGCGCCGACGGCAAATGCGAGCGAGCCGAGGGCAAGGACGACGCCACCAATCGCGGCGATGATGGGTGCAGCGACGAACAACGCCATGCCGAACTTCGCCAAGTTCTCCCACCCGCCGGCGATATCGGCCGCCTTCTGGAGCCACGAGGTGAGTGTCTGAAACGCTGACACCGCCATCGGCACGCCGCGTTCCTCGAGCCACGTGAACAGCGTGACCAACCTGTCGCCCCACTCCTTGGCGATCCGGTCGAGCTCTCCGCTTTCGCTCATCTGCTTCAGGCGCTCGAGGAATTTGCCGAGCCGCTGTTTCAGGAAGTCGAATACCCCGCTCTTCATGACCATTTGCTTGAAGAACGTCCAGGCGTCGGAGAGCTGAGACACCATGCCGGTCCACGTCTCCATCATGCGGAGCGCGGCGCCCTTGCTCTCGAGTCCCATTTGCTCGATCAGCAAATTGATGGACTTCAGCCCCAGCTTGCCCTCTTCGCTCCACTCGCGCAGCTGACCGATCGAGACCTCCTGACCTTTGTTCACGCGCGCGATCGCTCGTTGGAGCAGCTGCCAGACCGGCACACCGTTCTCGACGAGGATGTTGGCGTCCTGCGCTTGCAGCCGGCCTTTGCTGAACGCCTGCCCGAGTTGTAGTGCGATCCCCGTGAGATGTTCGCCCGTGAGACCGAGCTTCGACACCTGATCGACGATCGCCTGCAGTGCACCGCCAGCGGGATCCATCCCGAACCCGCGCATGACGCGGAACGTCTTCGCTATGTCCTCCATCTCGAAAGGCGTTTCGACGGTCATCTTCTTGATGAACGCCATGGCGGCTTTGGCTTTCTCCGCGCTGCCTTCGATGGCCTCGAGCTGAAACTCGAGGTTCTCGAACGTCGACGCGGTGCCAATGAATTGCCGGTTGAACAGATACGCCGCCGCGGTGGCGGCGCCGACTACGACCGTCACCTTGCCGAACGACGCGGTCGCGGCCGAGCCGAGGCCGGCGATCGATCTCGTGACGTCGCCCATCGCGTTGTTCAGCTTGTCGACGCCGGCGGCTGTCTTGAAGGCACCGAACGACTGCTGTATCGATCGAACAGGTGCAGTCGCCCGATTCAGTGCGGCCGTGACTCGATTCAGCGGGGCCGTGACACGATCGACGGCAGTGAGGACGAGCGAGAGCGGATACTGTTTACCGGCGGGCATTGATCCACTCCGCTTGTGTCATCCAGAAGGCGAGGTCCTCTTTGTCCATCGCCCAGAGCTGATCGGGCGGAAAGTGGAACGTCGCGGCCAGGACTGCTAGGGCTTGAGCCCAGTCAGCAGGCCACTGGGCAAAAAATCCGTCACCAACTCGGTCAGCGCGAACACATCCTCGAGATCAATCTTCTCGATGACCTGCTGCGGCTGGCCGCACATCTTGCCGGCGGCTTTCATCAGATCACCGGCGGTGATGTTCTGCAGCGACACGTCCTTGAAGTCACCCGCCACCGGCCGGCGAAACGAGAGCACGGAGATGGTCTCGGACCCGACCGTCACCGGGTGCTTCAGCGTGTAGGTCTTTGGCTCCACCGAACTACACCTCCTCCGCGCTCAGCCCCTCGAAGCGAACAGGGAAATTCGCCTCCTCGCTGTTGCCCGTGCCCTCGCCGGCGAACCAGGCATTGCGCAACACAACGCCCTTCCCGTGCGCGAAGCGCAGAAAGACCGTGGCGTCCGTCATGTCGAGGATTCGCTTCAGGTCGAGCGTGCGCCGATCGCGAATCTCGCCCTCGATGAAGGCCGGCTGCGGCATTTCCTTGTAGCCGTGAACTTTGTCAGCGCCGACGAGCGCTTCGCGCTTCGCGCGTCCGAGGTTGTAGGTGAAGTTGCCGACGGCATCCATCATTTCGCCATCGATCTGAAACTCGATGGTGCCGGCCCGGCGCTGATCAGGCATGGTCTCCTCGCTCCTCTACAGCCGGAAGTCGATGCGCGCGGCGCCGACGATGAACTGATTGATGATGTCGGGCGGCAGCACGAAGTCGAGCCGGTTCGGGTCGCTCGCGTTGCGTTCCACGACGACGTCGGCCTTGAACTGATCGCCGTTCTCGACGAGCCCGAGGTCCTCCATCTCGCGGAACCACGCGATCGCCTCCGCCTTCCCGAGCAGCGGCGTGATGACGGCCTGGCCCGCGCCGACGCGCGTGCCGTCGTTCGCCAGCTTGTGCCGGGGGAACTTCGTCAGGATCCGCGTCCGGAAGCTGTACCGCAGGTAGAGCAGCGTCAGCATCGTCGTGACGTCGAGATACGACGTGTCCGCGGCGCCGGAGCTGCTGGTCTGATACGTCGTGACCAGGCGCTCGAGCTGCACGACGCCGCCAGCCGCGACCTTGCTGGAGCTGATGCCGTCGTAGAGCTCGAGATTGCGCTCCGTGAACGTGAACAGATCGACTTCCGCGGGTGCCTTCACGCCCTTGACCTCGAGGGTCTGGAAGGGCCGCGCGGGGTCGTTTGCCGCGTGCAGCGCCACCACGCCGGCGACGGCCGCGGCGTATTCCATTGGTGGGGTCACCGGGTTCTTGCCTGGCTGCGCTGCGATGCAGGAGTGCTGGCTGTTGCGGCTGTCGCCGAGCGTGCCCAACGTACCCTGCGTGCCGGCGGCGGAGGTGATCGCAACGCCGTCGATCATGCGAATCGGTCCGAAGCGAGACGAGAGCTCCGCCTCGATTGCGGTCAGGCTCGTCGCGTCCACGTAGGGATGCGCCCACACCTGATACCAGTTGTCGCCGAGCGCCGTGATGAGCGTCGTCAGCGTCGGGTTCGTCGTGCCGCCCGTGAGTGCCACGATCGCCACCGCAACCCCGGCCGGCGTGGCTTCGCCGTCCTGATAGTTCAGGCGCATGTCGAGGCTGTTGCCCACGTCGCCGCGATGACGGAAGGTGACGGTGACCACATTGGTCGAGACCGACGACGTGACGGGTAGATCGGTGTTCGCGTTGATGGCCGCGTT